GTGCTTTTAAATCTGCATACCACCCTAGTCTTAAGAAGCCTCTTTGACAGTGAACTGTCCCTGAGACCTCAACTCTTTTGCCTCATATTTCCACATATGACGATGGGTGCGTGAATAGCACCCAAACTCATTAGCGGTCTTAGAGGTAATTAAGAAGAGTTTCTTAGGTGCAGACATTTTCATACTCCTTCTTGATATTATCTAAGATAGGAGAGGGCTTCGCCAAGCTCATCATGTGTCGTATCGACATCATGGACAAGTCTTAGACTGGGCCACTCTTCATGTTTTAAAGAGAGGCCATAGCCTAATTTCTCGATCTGTTCAATTAAGAACAGAACGAGAGGACTCCCATGAACAGTCAATACGAGACTGAGCAAGGTGACTAGAGGGCTCCCATGAAAAGCCATCACTGGCTTTTCGGGAATCGACATATTCAGACGCAGTCCTAGCAATTGCAGGACTGTGCTTGCTGGCAAAGAAATCCAGCAATGTCGACCATCCCTCGCGCGTCTCTTTTCGATTTCGGACTCTAATAGTCCAAACTCGGACCTCGTCCCTGTGTAGGCGATTATTCCATCTTTTTCTAAGATGAGATTCATCGCTTCCAACAAACGAGGTGAGACCCGCTGATCCAGCTCCATTGTAACCCACAATCCTGAGTCCGCGTTGAACACGCGCAGGAATGAGGGCTCTACAGCTGTCTGATGCATAAAATAGTCCTTTATTAAAGAGATTATTAGATGTGTCAATGACAGCCTGACATGAAGCTGGACTGTCGGCGACTAAAGTCTTCGGTTTTATAGGAGTTACATCGTAACCTCTATATCCGTCGACCCCGCAGGATTCCCTAAAGTGTCCGTTAACAAAGCTCTTGGCCTTGTTAACCTTCAACTGAAGGTGGTCCATAACGCGGAGAAGCCGCTCATACCCGTATACGGGGAGTATAATATCATCTCCGTATACTCGTACCTTACCACGTAACTTGCAGATAGACTGCCAGCTTATGTCACCGTCTAGGCTAACGCCTAAGGCGATGCATAAAAAGACAATACTCTGCACAGGAAACGTGACTGCTGTACCTTGCGAGGCAAACTTCTTGGTTTTCAAGAAGCTAGCTTCATTAGAGATATCATCTCTAATGTACCTCGTGCGTGCGGCGTGCAGAGCGTTTAACAAAGAGCCATTAGCTCTAAATATACGCTCCACGGTCCAACACGTAAGTCGATCGCTAGCATCGGACAAGTCAACCGTTGCTAACTTTCGATCCAAGGAAGCTTGGAGAACCATTCCGCCAGACTTGCTCTGATCTTTAAGGTCGATGAAATCAAGACCAATCTTGGTCTTAATTTCACGTTCCAAAAAGGAGAGCAATCCTTGCTGACACCACATATGCGATGTCGGCTCGGAGGCAATCAACCTAGGACCTTTAGCGGTCTTTGGAACTGCCATCAGACGTGACGGTACCTCATGACTGTTAGGTCTCTCCCGATTAGAACCTGCGGAAGTACCGCAGAATCGGTAAGGGAAAACAGTCTCAAGCTTATCAGGCCAGGTCCAGTCATCGCTTCTGCGATGCCTAGGTATCCGGTCTGACACGGCACCGGTACCATGCCTAAAGCCAACGCCTCGACTTTCACTCTCCATCTGGAAAGAATACCAGATTGGATCGTAAATTTCAAAGCGTTGAACCAAGATATCAGCAACTCGCTGTACTTGGTCAAGGAGACGACTAAGACCTTCGTCAAAATTCCTAGGATCTAGGAAGAGCGTTTCTTGCGAAACAGCCCTCCCAAAAGACCAAATAGGGATTTGACCAGGTTGATAGAAACCGTCGCCAAGGTGGCGATAGCGACTATTTTCGAAGTCGTCGAGTCTTCCGTTCCCTGCCCAATCAAGGGTGGGGGGTCGAAGCCTCCGTTCGATGTCATGGTACGCTCTAACTGCCGACAAAAGTCGGTCATTTGAGCAATCCACGGCTATCTTCTTCCCCAAGACACAAAGTGTCCGAAGGAAAAATATAGCGTTCACATCTACGTCCTGTCTTAGGCAGGCGCTCTTGTCGAAAATCCGCAACCAAAGTCCCGAGAATAATCTCGGCACCTTGACCTTGCTGGAAACCTGTCGTGAGACAGGACCACCAAGACATAGGCGGCCAGTCTCGAGTCCCTCAGTTAAGAGGGCATCGAGATTTGGGAGATCTAACGTAAAGAACGTTAGACCTCTGGTTCGACAATACAGGGATAGTCTATCAAAGTCTTTTGATAAACCTCTCTGCAACGCCGGGTATGCCAAAAGGATATCTTTACAGATACCTTTTGCGACATGGAGTAGGCTGTCCGCTTGGCTTTTCATTTCAAGGACCTTTCGGTTCGAGAAAATCCAGGCCGCAGATTGCAGTTATCACGCGATAGAACCCTTGGGAACTATCGACTCAATTTAGAGTCTTACGACTCCTGGTTGAGCATCTTGGTGATATTTGCACCAGAGGACGCTGTCATAAAAGTCAGCAACCCAATGGCGTCATTGACAGGGTCAGTAAGGGTATCCCCCTGCTGATTCTCAATGACCACATACACCTTCCTAATAGTGGAAAGTGTTGCGGGCGCGACCGGAAAGATCGTATGGAGAAGCTCCACGTTGTGACGAAGAATCGTCGCACCGCGTTTCTTATCCGTATACGAAGAATTCCGGACGTTAAAACGAAATTCCTCAGTCGAAGTAGTCAAAAGGTACTCCGAAGAGTACCCATCTTGACGAATTCGAACAAGGTTTTTCGCATTACCAGCAATGGTAATAACCGCAGGATCTGCGAAGGCCATATACTACTCCATCGTATCGTTTAGAGACGTGCAGCACCAAAGGTGAGAATATCACCGAAGACGCTGCACGGCCAACGACGATACGATTCCCATCTGACCTGGAGTTAAAAAGGTCAGAGTGGCAGATGGAGAAACGGGCGCAAGGACTCGGTCTTTGTCTTCACGCACAACGTGCGCTGGTGAGCAAACTGCATCACCATTTCGACATTGACCGAAATTCCATTCCGTCCTGGTGTGCCTCATGACCGTTACGGCCCCGAGGCGTGCTGGAATGATGTTACGGGTAGCACGAAAATACTGCCCGCACGTCGACATCCAGTCAATAAGCCAGCTCCAAGGTAATGCTTCCCAATATGTATCCCACTGAGTGAGATCCAGACCGAGAAGTGCCTTGTACGCTTGCTTCACCATGTCATCGTCTGTGGTCTCCCAAGGAAGTGAGAATGCCGCAGGATACCACCTGCAATGCACTCTCACTCTTTCGGAAGTGATGTAAGCAGCATCAGTCGTAAAGAACTGAAAGTTGCTCTGCACAACGGCATTCCACATGCCGTGTGTTGATCCATCATAGACGGTGACAGTTCGCCGTAGTCCTTTTTCTGATCTAAGACGTTGCAATTCCTTAACCCTCTGATTAATCAGACGTTTAAGGTCAAGCACTTTGATCAGATCGCCGACTATGGGCTTAAGCCCAAACTCGACATAAAGGTTTGCGCGACCTAAAGCACCCGCTGCTTGCCACATCCGTCCAAGGGTGGACGGTGCGTTTCGCATCGCGTGACTTAGAGCGCCTAACTCGAGCAAATTCGCTGGGATATCTGCGGATGGCCGACTAGGATTTGTCCTAGCCGCCCCTTCCGTAGCCGCAGCGATTGCATCGGGACTATCGGCAGGCCTGTCATGGCCCCACCCGTTGGCACTTTCTAGATGATCACTAATGTAATCAGTCCAGACAGTACCTTCAGGCGAGCGGCCATTTATGACACCTCCCTTACTTTCGAAATGATGAACTTCGAACACACCATTATCTGGTGAATGTTCAGAGTCATCGCAGTTATGCACCTCACGGAAAATGGGGTACTGACCGCCGATCGTAAGGGTGCTACCGAAGAATGTCCACACACCTGTGCCTTTCGGCTCGGTGCGGGATGTTCCTCTGTGGCGTAGTGTCATGACAAGCTCCTCCATCAGTAGAGGGATATGTCTAAGACTTGGACCAACTCTTGGTCCGCGTGATAGACATGCGGGAGCCTAAAC